AGAAGTATATTTTTGATAAACACATATTTCTATTGTAGCATCCCTTTGAAAGCTATCCTTACTTCTTACCCCTCTTGATAATTGATTAGATAAAACAATACATGGATAAACCGCTCCATTTGGAACAATCTCATCATAAACATTAACTGCTTGACCATTATAAGTTATACCACTTAATGCTTGAAAATAAGCCTTTCGCAAATCATAAGCACAATCCCTATTTATCATTTTAGTATATTTTTCATTATTGTTTTAACCTTTCTATCGAATCCCCTTCTTGCAAGAATAAATGCACTTATTAGATATTTTTTTTGTCTTGTCCTATTAGAAGGAAAGTTTGTTGTTTTAAATTTATTAGCATAATCACTAAACTCACTATATTCCCCACTTAAATTTAATCCGGGCCCAGTACCAAATTCTTTATAAGCTGCGTGTTTTGCAGTAAAGCCAATCTCATGTTCACGCATGGTTGATGTGCCTCTTTGTTTAACATACTTACTTCTAATTAAATCTCCTTCATAAATAGGAACATCTCTAAGTGATCTTGTTTCAATCATCTTAGCCTCATCATCAAGGCTTTTCATAATATCATCCATCCTTTGATTAGATGCCCTTTCAAGTTTATTATAAAAAACTTTTGCTCCTGTGAATTTAACTTTAATCACTTCTTCTTGCTGCTTTAAAAGTTAAATATTTTTTGGTAAAATCAGCATCTATAATATTAGATATAGCATATTCAATCCCCCTTACTTCTAAAATGTCAGTTGTTCTTGGAATAAATTCAGTTCGGTATCTCATCTTCCCTTCAAAGGATTGATTTGTGCCAAAGTTAGCACTTTCAATATTTCTAATACCTCCATAATTCCCATAGAACGAACTTGTTTCTGAAAAGTATATACTTGTCGTATAACTTGAATATGTTACCCCCGATAAACCCCCTGCACCATCAGATGTACCAGATAGTTTTCTTTTAAATATTCCCTTTACTCTACTTAGCTTATTATACATATATTGGGCGATAATGTCTAATTCTATCTTTAATAGCTTTTAAAGCTAATCTTTTATCCTCTACTTTATTATCAAAATCTACTGCTACAATATCCAATACCGCATTTTTTAAATCGGCAGGCAATGTTGTGTATCCTGCAACAAATGTAATTTTAATACCACTTGGCGAATAAGCACTAATTTTAGTTTTATCAACACTTGAAGTATAGTCTATTACTACATTGTTAGCATCAGTTACCGAAGTAATAGATTGTACTGGTGTATAAACCAATTCAATTGTCCCATTAATTTCTTTAAAAGATTGTCTAATGGATTTAGTTTTTAAAGACTTTTGAGTAAATATTTCAACCTCACGAAATGCAGATGCTAACAAATTAGTTAGTTGCGTATCGTGATCAGCAAAGTCAACATTTACATGATCTTTAACTTCTGCTAAAGTTATTGGAATAGCTAAAGCATCCGATGTTATTGTAACATCTAATCCTTGTGTTCTTACATGTTCTAATTCGTAAGTCATTATTTCTTCTTATAAGTAGGTTTTAATGCTTTATCTTGTGGAGGCTCTACTGGATCGGTATTAACAATCACTTCCACATAACCCAATGAATTTAAGCGATTTGCTTTTTCAACATTGTATTCAATTATTTCTCCTTCTTCAATATTTCTTGATAATAATGAATCATGATATATCTTAATACATTTTACATTTGGCATAACTTTGTGTTTAAAATTTTAAAAAAATAAGCCTACTGTTCACATGGGAAGTAGGCTTAAATAATCATAAATTAAAAATTAGAACTAAGAAGTTGCAAAAGAACCTTTTCTCATCGCAGTAGAATAATATATTGGCATTGCAATAGATTCTTCGATACGCACAGTTACTAAGTTTTTAGTGAAGTTGTCACCATCTTCGTAAGCAAATTCAGTCATGATGTTATCTTCAAATAACAATTCAGCTGCTCTATTTAAATCAGCAGTTAAGAATGTTCCAGCAGTAACAATATCAGTTGACACAATTGGCACACCAGCAATTGTCATTCTTTGTCCTAAGATTAAAGCAGGATGAGAATAACCAGCACTTGTTTCCTTGTTAATCATTAATTCCATCTCATCAATTGGAGAAACTAAGATAACTGAAGGAGAGAATCTTGCTGCTTTCAATTGTGCAATTGAGTTAGCTAATTTATCCCAACGATTAGAAGCAATAGTTACAGTTCCAGATGGAGTGTAAGTAGATGCCGACTCATAAAGACCTGCAAAAGCAGAAGTTCCTGCATAGTCATACAAGTTAGTATCTTCCATGTCTAACAAATCATTTAACATTTGTGTAGAAACAAAAGATTGTAACCAAGTCAATCTTTGTAACATTTGCTTAGAAATCTTTGCATAAGCAGCGATTGTCTTAGGAGTTACCTCAGAGATTGTGAAATCGTAATCTACTTGTGCCTTGCTTGAACCTTCAGTTTGGATAGCAGCACCACCTTCAGAACCAGTCTTCTTAGCATATTTAAATACACCATTTTGCTCAATTGTAGAAGTACGCATCAAATCACGCAAGTGAATAGCACGAGTTGGATCAGTAAGAATTGTATTTGAAAGACCTGCAATAGAAGTGTACCAAGTAGCACCAATGTTAGCAGTAAGGTTCATATCACCTACAGCTTTCAAGTTCATTCCAAAAGCTGCATCTCTACGAGAAGATAAAGCCTTAAATTTATCAGCATTGGCCTCAAAAGCTTTAGCTATAAAGTTCTCTGGTTTCTCAACAGATTTAGTCTTAGAATCTAAGATAGCATCAGATAAAGATTTCTCTACATTACCTAACTTATCTTCTAAAGAAGCTAATTTCTCACCAGCATTTTTGGTGTTCTCAATCAAATCAGAAAGACCTAAACCTTCCATTTCACGACCAACACCTTTTTGAATCATTTCGTTAAGGTCACTTTTAACTTCCTCAACAAGTTTTTTAATATCTTCCATATTAACTATTATTTATTTAAATTTTCCTTTAAAATTAACAAAAACTCTACACTTTTCTTACGTTCTTCTTCTGCTGGATCAATAACGATTGGAGTGGGTTCTACCGACTTCTCTCTCTCATTGATTAGTTTAAATAATTCCGACTTGATAAAGTTATACTCTATTTCTAACAATTCATAAGTTTCATCCATTAAATTTCCACTTTTCAATTGCTTGTAAAGTTTATCGAATCTTTCTTGTAATCCCTTGGCATCCAAAGCTTTCATCCCCATAAATGGAGTGTCTGGGTTAGCACCCCAAAGAACTGAAGAAAATTCGTACAATTTAACTTCTTGAATTTGATAGTAAGAATCTTTTGCACTCTTACCTTCAACCTTACTTTCCTTTATAGTTGAAAACCCTATTGAGTGTTGGTTAATTAAACCTGCCTCATAAAGTTTTAAATTATCAGTACCTATTTGAGTATCTACAATAGATGCCTCAAAATACAAGCCATAGCTATCTTCTTTAAGAACACTTGGCTTTCCTAATGGCAATCTTGAATCATGGTTATGTAAAAACCAAATTTCATTTTTTGCTTGTGGCCCACGTTCTTTAATAGTCTTTGTGAATGCCCCGGGCATCATCATGTCATTATGAAGATCAATATTACCAAACTTAGATGCGTAACCCGAAACAATACGTTTAGCTACATCTACGTTTGCAATTTCCCCTTCAGACTTTATTTTATAATCTCTCATATTTTCTACTATTGATTGCAAATATAATAAAAATTCATAATTACCAAATTATTTATAAAAACATAAGTCCACAACGACAATTTACTAATTCACTTGGTGGTGCAGAGTTATCACCTGGCCCACTCATTAAGTTGCCACCAACATTAAATTTTTCATTTATTGGTATTGTTGGGTAACTCGCCATGGCATTATGTGAAGGTCTTTCCTTCCCATCTAAAATAACAATCCACTTTTTAGTCAAAACTTTCTTTTGTGACTCGGCCCAACTTTGAGATGCCAAATTCATTATTTTAGTAATCTCTGTTCTTGCAATAGTTTGACTTCTAATTATATTTCTTGTTGATAAGTATAAACCAAGCAAAGTAATAATCGCAGCTTTGGGTACACCTCTTTCTAATTGATCTTCAACAAATCTTTTAATATCTTGTTTAATAGTATTTATGATACCTAAAACAATATAGAAATAAGATATATCCCTAAATAATAATAAAAGCAATAATAACCAGTTCTCCTCAAAATTATCGCCTTCTTCTTTCTTTTGATACTCATCTAAAAACTTGCCTTGCTTTAATCCAAACTTAGTATAAGCATCACGCATTATATCCAATAACCACCTTTCATTAAAGTGATTAGTTATGTGAAATGTTTGAGCATTTCTTCCTTGTAATGAATTAAGGTAAGTCTTTGTTTCTACTGCCAACTTAGTTCGTATATAAGCAAATAAAGCACGTTCATTAATGTCGTGCCTTCTCCGCCATGCTACTTTATATAATTCTTCGCTTACCATCGCTTATTTTTAAAAAGTTTTTCAACTTTCTCACGTTCCTTGTTTTTTAATTTAGAATCATAAACAATAAAGAATCCAAACCAAAAGGAACTTGTAATTACAACTGAGTTTAATATGATTGCCCATGTTTCCATTAATCCTCATCCATTACCATTGAACCAATTTCTGTAGGATCAATGCTTAAACTTCCTAAAGGTACTTGATTAGAACGAATATAAACTTGTTGCATAATTGGGTCATTCGTTGGCTCAAAATCCATAAATACCCTTTTCTCATCTTGGGTAAGAACACCATCTAATTTTTCCAATATACTTGCTGCATCCAAGAAGTTTTGTTTCATCTCTGGGTAAGCATCCACATCAAACCTTAAAACATACTGAGAAGGATTTAATCCCATACTTGGAGCCAACCACTCTAATAAACCTTCACAAACTCTTGATTGCATTGGAACAACGCAGTTAATAATCATTCTACGAATAAATTGAGCCAAGTTACTTTCAGTCAAATTATCTGCATTTAAAAGAACATAAGGGTAGTGCCATAATCTACATAATTGCTCAGTAGATAACTTAGACATTGCTCTTAAATCTAAATCAATGTTTGTAGTAGATAACTTAGTGAATCCAACTTTGGTGTTAGAGAACATAACTCTACCTTTATTTTGTGAGTTATATATTTTATCATGAACTTTATCTTCTAAATCTTGTTGGCCTTGTGGATCAATATCTTCTGTATTAACATCATCTTTATAAATAAATCCAACTGCACCCCTTGTTTCAAAGTTTTCAATTGCTACTTCTTCTCCACTATTGGATTTTTGCAAAACTCTTGATCCTGCGGACAATGGTGAAAATCCACGATGAACTGTTGTTTGATTATCAAATTTTGGATTAAATGAACGAAACGATAAAAAGTATGCTGGGTCAACTTCTTGGTTAACCGATTGTATTTTATACTTAACAATCCTTCTAAACCCATCAGTAACAATTGTATAATCAAAAGGAGCAATAACATGAAGTCTTGCAATCTTGCCCGGTTTAAGTGGATCTTCCTCTCCCCATATTCCAACATCCTTAACTAATAAATCCCAAGAAAATAATGCTTGAAAAAATTGTTTTGATGTCTGATAAGAATTTGGTCTTTTAAGTAAAGCTAAGATTGGATGTTCTTCCAATTCTTTCATTTCTTTACGAATTTGATTAGCCTGCATTATGCTCCTATCCGTAGGTCGTGTCAATAAGGCTTTATACTTATTAACTGACTTAATTTGCATTTTGTTGGCTTGATATAATTCCAAAGGAATTTCAACGGCTCTTGATGAAATGTCATCTACGATAGCATAAACATCTACGTTCTTTTCAAATCCATTATTGATTGCATCACGATAATCTGTGTTGTAAAGAGAATACGTTTGTCCTCCATTAAACATCTGCCATTGCTTAACACTTTGTATTGTACTAATGGCTTTCTTGCTTGTAAAAAAATCTAATAATCCCATGTCTAAAAAATAATAAGTTTTTTCTTTGAATACTTAGTATAAACTGCATATCGAATACTATCTAATGCGTGATTAAAGTCATCTATGGGTTTATTTATTTGTTTACCCCCAACCATCATCCATTGGTAGTTATCTACTTCCTTTTTAATGTTTTTTGACCGCCTCGTGTAATATACTTCATATTCACGCAATTTACTTATTCCTGCATTAACACTATCGTTTCCTTTGACTGCTTTTTTAATTGGCAATCCCTCTCTGCGTAATTCCTCAATAGATTTTGGATCGGCACTATCAGCATAAATCTCACCGAGCTTATCTGGGTAAAGCTTAATCCTTTTAGCTAAATCTGAATTAGTTAATCCAGTTTGGTAAATAACTTCATCAAGGTATAACTTATTTCCTAATTTTGCAATTCGGATAAGTGCAGTGGGATCATTTGAGAATCCAAAGTCAAGGCCACTAAATAAAACATCTACATCTTTTGGGAAAAATTCACAAGGTTGCCAGTCATGATAAATAAGGGATTC